TCAGAAGCTGACGCTCCTGCATTCTACTGCCCATACATTCCATTGATGAGCAGTGGTGTTGTTCTGGATCCATCAACATTCGAACCAGTCGTGTCATTCATGACACGTTATGGTTACATCGAACTGACTAACACTGCATCATCTTTCGGTAATGCTGGTGACTATGTCGGAGAGATTGCTGTTTCCAACTTGTCTTTCTCCTAATCAGAGATTGCAACCAAACAAAAACCCGCTTCGGCGGGTTTTTTAATGATCGTAAGTTTGTTAAACTTTAAACCAACTCAGGTACTGTGACACTTTCTTGGTAACACTGGTCCAATCGCCCATGGCAGGTTGACGGAATAGTCTAGCAGTTGAATACCAAGGTGAGTCATCGCGATTCAACAACCAACGCCAGTCTACTGCAAACCAGTTGAGCATGATCCAAGTGGGTCTTCCCAACGCACCCGCCAAGTGAGCAATAGCAGTATCCACACTTAGTACCACATCTAAATGCACAAGCAATGCGGATGTGTCTGCAAAACTATTAATACTACCTGGATACATTGTTACACCAGCTGCCTCTAGTTCTGCCACTTCTTCAGGTGTTGCATCAATCTGCAAATTGATCCACTCATAGGTGGGATTTGATCGGATCATGGCCAGCATATCCGCAAACGGCATACCTTTGTGAGTGTTGAGCCAGGCATCTCTACGGCCGCTCCAGGCAAATCCCACACGCATACGCTTCTTGGGCCCAAGTTTCTGTTGCCATTGCTGTTGCAGTTGTTGGTCAGCATTGAGATAGTTCACAGGCTTAGGCAAATTGGCCAATGTTACTCCTAGCACACCAGGAATACTCATGATAGGAATCCAGTAGTCAAAGTCAGAGACTGAAAAGTCGTAACCCGACACACGTTTAATAATTGCACTTGATGTCAACATTGGCACAAGACCATCTGTTACCTGCAGAATAATTTCTGCTCCCAACACATGTAGGTTGTACAGAAATCTCACAAACTGAATGTTATCTCCGTGTCCTTGCTCGCCCATCACAAGAATAGTCTTGCCCTTGAGATCCTGCCCGGTCCAACGTGGTTGTGGAAATTTAGGTAATGTACCAGCTAGATGTTCGTAATCCCATCGAACTTCGTATCCAGGCCATCCTTCAGCACAGTTTCCGCTGAGTAACTGCGCCACAGCCAAATTAAATTTTGAAGTTACATTATTAGGATCCAGTTGAATGGCACGACGTAAAAACGGAATAGCAGCCTCTGGTTCGCCTACTTCTCGAAGTACATTACCGTAGTTGTTGAATGCAGATGCTAGTCGACGATCTTGACTAAAAGCCAGTGCGTAACATTGTAAAGCAGCTTCTGGTTGATTGTCAGCACGATGTTGATTGCCTTGTTCAATGAGATATTGTGTGTCCATACAGTATTTACAGCATAAACTGTGTTGGTTTTAATTTTACACTGGCCATAAATACTTGTCAACACAATTAGGTGTTTTATGCTGAGATTAATACCCACAGCGTAGCGGCTAGAACCCGCATCGGGCTTCTATAAGGAGAAAACAAATGGGACGTCCTCTTAAAATCAAAAAAACCACAACCACTGACATTGGTTTCAATGCCATTGTCAGTTTGACAAATCCAGTGTATCCAGATACTTTGTCAGGCACAGAATTTATTGGAGTTGTTGGTGGCGCTAATGCCAGTGTTGCCACATCAACATATCCGGTAGTCAAGGCACGTGCTTTTATCACCGGCGCTGGTGCCGAAGATGATGCATATATTATTACACAAAAAGGTACAACCAAATACCAAGTGGCCACAGTCACAGCGGTCAACGATGAAAGCCTGGTAGTTGGTTTGTCTTACCGCATTCTAAGCGTGGGCACTACCAACTGGCAAGCCTGCGGAGCCAGCAGTGCAAATGCAAATGTTGGTGATGTGTTTACTGCAATTGCTGTTGGCACAGGCTCTGGTACAGCACAACAAGTAGGTACCTGTGTATTGGCAAATGAAGCTGATACTGCACTCACAGAAGGCAACATGAATATCACATTCAGCACAGGTGATTCTACTGCTCAGTTAATTTCACGCTTGACCAACAAGTTTGCACTAGACTATGCAACACCTCCAAACCGATATCTAGTCAATTTCTTCACAGACGAAGGCACAGAAATCAAGTCAGGTACCAGTGGCTCTGCTAACGTTTCAGGACAACAAAATATTCTGGATCTGGCTATTGTAGAAAAATTTACGTCTTAATTTTGTTATATCCTCTTATCCCCTCAGATAATTACTGTGGGGATTTTTTATGAGCAGAGCATTTGTACTGGGCAATGGCGTAAGCCGACAAGATGTAGATCTAAACAATTTAAAACATTTTGGACCAATCTATGGGTGTAATGCTTTGTACAGAGATTTTACTCCCACGGCACTGATCAGCACAGACAAGCCCATTAGTGAACGCATACAAGATGTGGGATATGCAAAAAACAATCGTTTTTACACACGACGCCCTGTACCTGGATCAGGTGCGCTGCCAGTACCTCAAAAGTATTTTGGATACAGCTCGGGACCAATTGCTGCCAGTATTGCCGCAATAGATGGTGCTAGAGTAATATACCTAATAGGGTTTGATATGGGTCCAGCAAACAATCATTTCAACAATGTGTACGCCAATACAGAATTTTACAAAAAAAGTTCAGCAGTACCAACATTTACTGGAAATTGGATCACACAGATAAAAACAGTAATGCGTGATCATTCTGGTATATTGTTTGTGAGAATTATGGGTCACACCACTTCCGAAGTAGCTGATCTAACCCGGCTCACAAACCTACAAACCATGACCATGTCAGAGTTCTTAAACCGTATAAATAACACAAAGGAACTCTAAATGGCTACCTACAAGCGTGTCAGCGGCGATTACACAATTCAAACTCTTGGTGCAAACACTGTAACTATCAGCAGTGCCTTGGCAAATACCGCGGTTGACATGGTGGTTGATGGTAACCTAACAGTAACAGGTTCTACCAGTATTGGTAACGTAAGTGTTACCAAAATCTTCACGGGAAATTCCAACGTTGATACTTCTAATCCTGGCGGCAATGTCACCATTGGAGTTTACGGTGTATCAAATGTGGCAGTGTTTGCCCCCACCGGATCTTACGTCACAGGATTGCAATCCGCAACTGGTAACGTTGTTGGAGGTAACATCAACACAGCCGGTGTGATCAGTTCCACAGGCAACGTTAGTGGCGGTAACATCAACACAGCCGGCGTGGTCAGCGCAACGGGCAATATCATTGCCACTGCTAATGTCACAGGCGGTAACTTACGAACAGCAGGACAGGCCAGTGCTGGCGGCAATGTCACAGGTGGAAATATTCTAACAGCAGGCAATGTCAGTGCCACGGGCAATGTCACAGCCAGCAATGTTGTTACATCTGGTACCGTGATTAATTCTGAAGTAAGCACTTCGGGAAATGTTACAGGTGCTTTTGTATCTGCTGTGAGCAATGTGGTTGGCGGCAATATCACAACCGCTGGTAACGTTGTTACTGTTGGTATTGTTGGAACAGGCAATATTTCTACCACTGGTAATATCAGTGCTGGTAATGTTAATTTAGTTGGAACAGGCAATATTACCGGTGGTAATATTTCAGCCGCAGGTAATATTACTGGTGGCAACGTTTCTGTTGTTGGTAATGTCAGTGTAGTTGGCAATATTGACGGTAATAATATTAATTCAACATTTGCCGTTTCAACAGGCATTCTCAACGCCAGCAGTAATGTTAGTGCCGCAGGTAACGTAACAGGATCAAATTTGGTCACAGGAGGTGCAGTTATTGCCACAGGTAATGTTAATGCAGGAGCAATATATGTAACTGGACAGCTTACAATGGCAAATACTGGCAACATTGTTGCAAGTAGTGGATCATACTTCTTTGGTGATGGTGGTTTCTTATCTAACGTTCAAGCAAACGTTACTGGTGCTCAGCAAATTGCGTATAATGGTACGCAAATGACCGCGGCCAATGTCAGCGGACTTGCTGGAAATATTTTTGCAATTATCAATGGGTCTAGTAATATTCAAGTGATTGCAACTACTGGAGTTTATATCACTGGGGTAAACTCTGTTTCAGGAAATGTTACAGGCGCAAACTTGAATGCCGCAGGATTGAGTCTAAGTGGTAATGTGATTTCAGCAATCAATACCACCGCAAACATCACAACAACCGCCAACGTTTCAGGAAATTATATTTTAGGTGATGGATCTCTGCTTAGTGGATTGGCCGCCACATATGGTAATGCCAATGTTGTGGCCAATCTGGCAGCACTTGGATCAAATCCTGTATCAACTACTGGTACAGTTACTGCTGGATCATTAAGTGTAACTGGCAATGTACTTGGTAGTCTGTTACCAGCAGCCAATGTTAGTTACGACTTAGGATCACCAACTCAACAGTGGCGTACACTTTATGTCAGTAGTAATACTGTTTACATTGGCAATACTGCATTATCAACTGCCTCTGGTAATTTAACTGTAGGAAATAGTACAGTTGGCGGTATCAGTGCAGTTGGCGGCATTTTTAATAATTACCTACATGCAGGCGTGCCAAATGGGTCAGTTGATGGCACATTTAGATTATACAGTGCAAGTCAATCTCAGGCAGTTATTACAATGACTGGTATTGGCAGTGTTGGCGTTATTAGCGCAACTGGTAATATTACTGGTAACGCTTTTGTGACTAGCGGTAATGTTGATGGCGGACAGATTACTTCACAAACAACAATATCTGCTGTTGGCAACGTTAATTCAGCGAGACTTAGCGCATCAGGAAACATCACAGGCGGCAATCTAAATGCCTCTGGATTGAGTTTAAGTGGTAACGTAATAAGTCCGTTAGCTGTAACTGGTAATATTACAAGTGGTAACATTAACCTTACAGGTATATCAGCAACAGGAAATGTTAGTGTAGCAGGATGGATTAGTGCAACTGGAAATATTGATTCAGGCAATAATGTCAACATCAGTGGTGCAATAACAGTTGCAGGTAATGTCAATGGTGGCAACATCAATACTGGTGGCAACATCAATACTGGTGGCAACATCAGCGTTGCTGGAAATATTGTAACCACTGGTGCTAATGCTACTGCTAATATTGGTAGTGCTACAACGTACTTCAATACTGTACATGCCAAAGCAACCAGTGCTCAATACGCTGACTTGGCAGAAAGTTACACTGCTGACGCTGACTATGCCCCGGGAACAGTGCTGAGTTTTGGCGGTACAGCAGAAGTTACGCAAAGTAATTGGGATTCAGATCGCAGAATTGCCGGAGTGATTAGTACAAACCCAAGTTATGTAATGAATGCCACACTAAAGGGTGAGCACGTGGCAGTTGTTGCTTTGCAAGGTCGTGTACCTACTCTGGTAAACGGGCCTATACGCAAAGGTGACCTAATGGTGAGTGCAGGAAATGGTCGTGCCAGAGCAGAGGCAGACCCCAAAATTGGTGCTGTGATTGGGAAAGCACTAGAAGACTTTGCCGGCGAATCCGGCACAATAGAGGTTGTTGTAGGCCGCATCTAACGCAAAATGCAGCAAGTCTTGGTTCTGGTAAATACACTATTGAACCTGGATCAAGAATGACACAACAGATTATCGATACTGGCTTAGTTGCCAATGATGGCACCGGTGAAAGCCTGCGTAATGCCTTCACTGCTGTAAACAACAACTTTGCAAATGTATGGGCAGCCGGTCCTGTTGACACACAGGTCATTATCTACAGCAATGTTGTTTCAACCAATGTAACAAATCTTGATCTACG